CAATGGAATGGGTGCAGTATTTAGAAATCGATAATGTTGCGTATGCGTTAGTGTATTTGTATCCACCTAATTTGGGAAGTTATTACTATTCAGCATGGGTTGAATGGAAATGAGAGTTAAGGAATTAACTTGATGTCTCAAAATGCGATACCAAGATGAAGGTAAAAGAAATAATTGAAGATAATGATGGTTCAGCTACAATGATAATAGACTTAACAAAAGAAGAGTTAAGACAGTTGGTGGAGAAAGCTGTAATCACCTTATTAGATGAGGCGATTAAAGAAGGTAATCACCGCAGAGAATAAAATGGCTATAAATAAAAATATGGCTGCTATTATAGTAGCCTTTATAACGGGTCTATCACCTATGGGAGTAATCTTAACTCAAAGTTTGATGGAACAAAGAAAAATGGAGGCAGGTATCATTGATACATCTGTTCTCCTCAATCATTCATTATTTACCCACGCTGATACATGGGTAGACCTGATTATTCCGGGTCTTCAAGTTTCTGATACTGCACGAGAGTTTTTAACGATTAAATTTGTAGCATTTCAAGAGGCTTTAGAAGACCTCGTAAGGAATAATGATTTTAATATGATGACAGATGCTCGGTTAAATTCAGTAGTGACTAAAAATTTAAATGAGACTGTATCTAATTATATAGCAGACGCAAGACGAGCGGGTATTCCAGAAGAATTTATCCGAAACTTTAATATTTGGCACCAACAGGTGGTAGATATTCTAATACAAAGTATTGACGGTAACGTATCTTCTATTATTCATACTTCACAAAATTCTAAGATGTATGCTATTCTAACCGCTTATGATGCGGCATTGGGAGCTACAATCAAAGATGTTGAAAAGACATTACATGAAGGATAAGTAGGCATGGGTGCGATAAAAAAGGTATTGAATATATTTTTAAAAACAGGTGGGCTTGACGAAGCTAAAAAGGTTCTATATATTAAGTCGAAAGCTTCGGGTCGAATAGCGAGAGAAACTGAAGAATTATTATCTTCGTACTATAATATGCCTAAAACTAATTTAATGAAAATGGCTAAAGACAGGATTCGATTGGAAACCATTGCTGAAAAAGGTCGACAATCAACAAGGATGGGTACATATTCAAAGTGGCATCAAGACTATGACGCTAAGACGATTGATACGATACTGAAAAGAGAGTTCGGTATCGGAAGAACAAACAAAGATTTTTACTACAAGTATCCAAAAAGTAAACAAAATTACGGTATGACAGAAGCTGAACGCTCAAAACTAATAGAAGATATTGGTACACCATTTAAAGAATTAATGAGGTCGAAGAGGATGAGAAGCGTTAAAAAGTATGTCAAAGGTAAAGATTTTTGATGTCTCAAAATGCGACATCAACACAGGATGATTATGAAGAATATTATGAAAAACTCCAGATTCTTAAAAAGTTTAGGAAGAATATGGGGTTATTTGGAAAATTCTGTTTTCCAACGGCTCTAAAGCGTGATATACCCCCGTTTCACTCAGAAGTCTATGAAGCTATCATTAATCCTAAAAATAGGCGTTGTTTAATTGCAGCGCCCAGAGGAACAGCGAAAAGTACTGTATGTTCACTCATACTCCCCCTGTATAAAGCAGCTTTCAAGAAACCCGAAGAAGACTTATTTATTGTTATCATTTCCGAGAGCCAAACGCAGTCTATTAACTTTCTTAGCAGAATTAAATATCATCTCCAGCATTCGGATAACTTCAAAAAACTCTTCGGAGATATGGGTCCTCATACAGCCCAACGATGGACTGGGGGAGATATTGTTCTCGCTAATGGAACCAGAATCGTGGCTGTCGGGACTGGACAACGAGTCAGAGGATTCATAGAGGGTGATACTCGTCCTAATCTTATTATTGTTGATGACTTCGAGTCTGAATTAAATGCTTTTACCCCGGAAGCTCGTGCCAAGAATAGAAAATGGATAACTGAAGCTGTTATCCCTTCTTTATCGGATGATGGTAGAATTGTAATGATAGGTACCGTTATTAGTGAAGATTGTTTTCTATACTGGGCTAAAGAAAGTCCCGCATGGACAGTTTTATGGTTTAGTATTACAGATGACAGTGGAGAAAGTATCTGGGAAGATAGGTTCCCAATGTCAAGGATTCATGATATAAAAGCAGAGTTTGAGAGTGTTGGCAACCTGAATGGGTTTTTTCAGGAGTATATGAATGAAGCTCAGGCTCCAGATAATGCTCCATTTCGACCTGAATACATAAGATTGCATCATTATAGTTTTGAGAGGATAAAGGGTCAGAATTGTTTAGTGAGGTATATAGATGGGGATAAAAAAATTAAGCCCGTTGAACTATATGCTGGAATTGACCCAGCAAGTAGTCTTTCTGATAGGGCTGACTTTTTTGTTATTGCTATACTCGGTCTTGATAGCGACGGGAACATTTATATTGTGGATGTTTTCCGCCATAGACTCTCTCCTGCAGAACAACCTCAGAAAATTATAGATATGTACAAGAAATATAAACCAAAGAGGATGAAAGTCGAGACTACAGGCTATCAGGAGGCACTGAGGGATGCAACAAGGAAAATCATGTTTCAGAGTAACATGTACATTCCCGGTCTTGAAAAAGGGGTAAAGCCTCGTACAAGGAAGAGTGAAAGGTTATTGTCTTTAGTACCTCCCCTTGCAAAGGGTGATTTCTTTTTTAGGACACAGGATATCGAAGTTCAGCAAGAATTTCTTTCGTATCCAAAAGGGAAGCATGATGATTGCATGGATGCTATCTTTTATGCTCTTGACGGAGCAAAGCCTTGCAGGGTAAAAGAGTTTGACCCAGAAGCCCCAATAAAAAAACATAATAAAATGCTTGACTGGTTAAGTATGTAGGACGTATATTCGAAATGGATACATCTATCAATATTATAGTTAATGGCTAAGCTAACAAAAAAGGTCGAAGAGACCCATAACCTATTCAGACAGTATTCTTCTTCGAGGGATAAGTGGGCATTACATGCTCAAGAGGATAGAGAGTTTAGGCTCGGAGTCCAGTGGACTGCTGAGCAAAAGCGTATTCTATCAGAACGTGGACAGGCTCCTATTGTTGTAAATAGGATACACCCGGCAGTAGAAGCTGCGAAAGCGATGCTTACAACTAATAAGCCAAGTTTTCGCGTTTCACCGAGAGAAGATTCTGATAATAGAGTTGCACAGGTAATGAATGGTATGCTGGAGTATATCTGGGCAATTAGCGATGGTAATACGGCACTAAGAAATATTATTGATGATTATTACGTCTGTGGAGTAGGGTATATGCAAGTTTATCAAGACCCGAATGCTGATAAAGGCAAGGGTGAGGTAAAGATAAGAGATTTAGACCCTCTTGATGTTTATGTAGACCCAAATAGTCGTACTCGAATGCTTGACGATGCGGAAAACATCATTGTCTCTCGTATGTTTACGAAGGACCAAGCCATAAGAATGTATCCCATGTACGAAAAGGCTATTAAAAATGCCCAGACAGATATGTATTCTGATAAACCCTCAACTGGACGTAGTCGTGAAGAAGTTGGGGCAATCTTCCCAGAAGATACCGAAACTACTACTCGAGCCGTTGGTTGGGGGGAATCAGATGAATATATACGTGGATATGAGAGATATCATAAAGAGATGATTAAGTATCATCTTATTCATCAGTTGCACGATGATAAAGAACTATTGCTTGACGAAGAAGACTTCCTCGAGTACTGTCAGAAACCTGTTTGGCTTATTCATGGTCAGATAGTTGACGACCCCTCAACGGCAGAAAGAATGATGGGTAAGTTAACACAGGTTTTTGCCGAACAGAAGAAAAAAGCTGAGATTGAAGGGCAGTCTGTTAATGAAGTCCCTCCACCCGATGTGAAGAAACTTTCTTTTGCAGACCTCATTATACAGAAGGCAGTGGAAGCAATCGAGGTAGAACAGCCAAGGGTTAAGATGTGTGTTATTATGGGTGATAAGATGCTATATGAAAGAGTTCTACCTACTGAGCATTTTCCAGTTGTCCCTTTTATGAATTTGCATACCAGAACACCATATCCTATATCAGATGTAAGAATGGTAAAGGATATGCAGGAATACATTAATAAGACTCGAAGTCTGATTATAGCTCACGCTACAACTTCGACGAATGTTAAAATTCTTGTACCCAGCGGGAGTGTGGATATGAGAGAATTTGAGCAGAAGTGGGCTCAACCGGGAGTGGCTATAGAAGTTGACTTCGACCAAGGGAACCCTACGCCTGTACAGCCATTACCTTTACCAAATGAGCTGTATCAGAATGAGCAGACTGCTAAAAACGATATAGACCACCAACTTGGATTATACGAGATGATGATGGGTAACTCATCTGTAGCCCCGCATACGTATAAAGCCACTATCAGCCTTGATGAATTTGGGCAACGTAAGATGAAATCCAAGTTAATGGATATAGAAGCAGGTTTAAGACGTGCTGCTGAGGTCATCATACCTCTAATGCAACAGTTATATACTACTGAAAAAGTAGCACGTGTAGTCCAGCCGAATAATAGTATGTCTGAGATTGCAATAAACAAAAAGCTGTATGACGATAAGGGGAATGAGATAGGTGTTTTTAATGATATTACCGTTGGAAATTATGACGTTGTTATTGTTACAGGCTCTACTCTACCAACCAATCGTTATGCTCAGCTTGAGTTATATATGGACGCATATAAAAACGGTCTTATTGACAGGCAGGAAGTGCTAAAGAAGACGGAAGTCTTCGACATTGAAGGCGTTCTTGAACGGACGGATACAATCGCCAAACTTGAGCAAGCGGTCGAACAAGCTCAGGGACAAATAAAAGAACTTAAGGGCGACCTTCAGACTCGAGAACGTGAAGTTTATCACGCTAAGCAGAAAGCTGAACTCGAGAAATTCAAGGGTGATTTGGATAAGACTTCAACCCGCGCTAAAGCGGCAGGAACTGTATTCGAAAAACGTCTTGATGATGCGACTGGAATGATACGCAAGGAGGTCAATGAAGCCTCCAAAGAAACTAAAGATACCCCTAAATCCAGTAAGGGCTCTAAAAAAGGAAAATAAAAATATGGACAATCAAGAGATTACTCAGATTACTGATTCTCAAGTAGAGGAAAACATATTTGGCAATGAGGGATTAGACCCGTTTGCTGAAGCAGAGCAACCGCAGGAGACTGTTGAACGAATAGCCTCACCGAGGAATAATGTCGTACAAGAAAACTCTCCGGCTCCGCCCCAGCAGGAACAGGCACCTAACGATGAAGTACGTTACCAATACTGGCAATCCGAAGCTGACAAACGTCAGAATAGGATTTCCGAGTTAGAGGCGACTAATTCAAAGTTGCAGGATACTTTAATGGAAAACTTCAATAAAGAACCTGCGTCTGAACCGGCTGAGCAACAGAAACAGGCTGAACCAGCGAGGGAAGAGTTCCCCCCGCCCCCCGAAAAGCCAGTAAAGCCACAACACTTCGATAGGTCTGAAGCGTATACTGACCCTCAGAGTGATTCTGCTCAATATCTTGACACGGTGGAAACTTGGAGAGAAAACATGGACACTTATAATCGGTTACATACCGAATATAATGCCGCTGTTATCCAACAAGAACGCGAAGAGATGAAAGAAGCAGAGACACAGAGGATTAACGCAGTTAAGCAAGCCGAGGAAGCCGCAGCACGTGATTCTGAATTAAGAAACTCCCTGCGAACTGACTATAATGCTGCACCGGAAGTTATAGACGACTTCATTAAGAAGATGTCTGACCCGGAATCAGTCACGGTCGAAAATTTGTGGAAACTTTACCAACTGGACCATGGTGGTATGGAGAGAGCTGCCCCTGTAAAGAACCCTCCTTCAGAGGGTTTTGAACAGACACGCAAAGCTCAAAGTATCCCAAGTCCAATGGGCGTAATGCCGTCTTCCAATCGAGAGCAAACGACAAGCAGTGAAGACCGCATTATGGATGATATGATAAAGGATTATAGAGCTCAAAATCCTTTTGACTAAATGATTCTCGCATAGGAGATTAAATATCATGGCTGACCAATATAGTGTTAGTGCTGGAAATGCTCTAAACTCAGCAGTGAGTATGGACCAATCCAGACGGATGTTTAACTTCGGTGAACGAATTGCAGAATTAGCCCCACAGCAAAGTCCTTTCTTTGTCTACTTGTCGAAAGTTGCGAAAAAACCTACTGACGACCCGGTTTTCAAGTTTCTTGAACAGCGTCATCAATGGCAACGTCGTAATTTCGAAGTTGAAACGGAAGTCCCCGCCGATGACGGCGGCGACGTTTACGTAGTAGCAGGGAATGGAAGTGCTATAAGCAATATTAGCATCGAGTTTGGTTGTTCTTATGATAAATATGGACGGAGTTCCACAGTTTTAGAAGCTCCCAATTATTTTGTTGTAGGACAACTTGTTGACTTAGAAGTTGATGTTGGTACAGATGTTGATGGTGCTGGTACTGCAAAAAAACGTATGGTTGCTAAAGTAGCTACAGTTGGAGCGAGTACAGCTCGTTCCGGTGCTTCTGAAGGCTCAACCTTGATTACTGTAACACCTGTTTCTTTAGACGGGTCTGCATTAGAAGCTAATAATACTTCTGACTTTTTTCATTTTGCAGATGGCTACAAAGGTCAAGTAATCGGTTCTGCGTTTGCTGAAGGTTCAACCGACCCAGAGGGTTGGAAGGACGAATTGTACGATAGAGAAGGTTATGTGCAGATTTTTAAAACTGCTATACCTTTATTCTCTGGTACGGCTATGGCGACACGTTATCGTGGTAAATCAGACGAGTACAAACGGGTCTGGCAAGAAAAACTCATGGAACATAAAATGGACATCGAGCATGCAATGCTTTATGGCATAGGACGTTCTGATGAAGCTGCTTCTGGACCAGTTAGACACTCGTGGGGTATCATGCCCTATGCTGAAGCGCATGGATATAACGATGGTAGTAATAATGCTTTTGATTATGGAGACGGCGACGACGCCGGCGCCAAATACGACGAGTTTTTAGACTGGCTTAAGGACTTTATGAGTCCTGAGTCTGGCAATAGTGGCAGTAAGCTTGTATTAGCTTCCCGCAAAATTATTGCTTGGTTTAATAAAATCGGCGATAAAGGCTCTTTTTTAGGTAATACCATTGGTGCTTCGAGCTATAGGATGGATGCACAGAACATCAAGGGTGCTTTCGGGCATTCGGTTACTAAGATTAATACAGTGTTTGGAGACCTTCACTTTATCGCTGAGCCTTTGCTCAGAGGTATGTACGAAGATACCGCACTTGTTATTGATATGAAAAATGTGGCTTATCGCCCATTACAGGGTAACGGTGTATCTCGTGATACTCATATTATTACGAATGTACAGAACAACAATGTTGACGGAAGAAAAGACATCATCCTGACCGAAGCCGGTCTGGAAGTCCAACTACCAGAAACACATGCTGTCCTCACGTTTAGCTAATAGTAAAAAGATTGGGGGGTGCTTTATTTGGAGTGCCCCCCATCGAGACCCTACTGCTCCAGCGCCGGGTATTGTCAGCAGTAACAATGTTGGTGATAAATGGCAGAGTAGTAAACTTGATGAATCAAGACGGAAACAGAATATTTTAAGTAAAAAGAAGAAGAAGTAATGGCAAGTTTTACAAATCAAATAACTTATTATACAGGTGATGCTTCATCTTATAGTAGTGAAATTACTCAATTACTGACTGATGCGCAGAAAAGCGTAATTGCCAGACTGGAATCAATGAATCCCGATATTCTTCACTTATTTTCTGGTGAAGTTACAGTAGAAAATGATAGTGGTGTTACATTAGACCATACAAAAGTTTTAAATGTCAGGAGAGGTTCATATAGAGCTGTTCCTGTAAATGTGCAACACAAAGATTTAATAGTAGATTCGGATAGTATCTATTATGCTTTACCTCAAAGTCCTGCTTATTATATAGATAAGAGCAAATTATATATCAAACCTGCTCCTGAAGAAGGGGATGGAGGGACTGTAGATAAGGTAGTTTATGGAGCTATTGATGATGCTAATGGAACAATAGCAAGTTTTCCCGCAGAATTCTATCAGGCTATAGTACTCTACTCAGCTCAGGGAGTATTACATATGATGATGGTGGCGTTAAGGGATGCTCTTCCTGATGATTTTGATGATGAAAGTAGTGCCTTTGATGTAGTGTCTGATTTTGAATTGTCGGAAACTGGTTATTTTTCAACTGCTCCAGCAGCGCCAGCTGTGCCAGATTTCGGTGGTGCAGGTGATATTACTGACTTAGGAGATATTGCGAATTTACCAAGCGCGCCGGCATATACAAAACCGACTATTGGAATAGTTGATGAGGATATAATAATACCTACTTATCCAATAACACATGGTACTCATGATATAGACTTAAGTGACTCTAATGCTTTAATAGAACTATCAGTGTCACAGTCATTAAGTTTATCAAGCGTTAATACGCTCGATATGACTGGAGTTACTTATCCAGCCTATACAGCACCTACTATAGGATTAGCTGCCTCAAACCCCGATGTAACGATACCAGTACTGGAGCTTGGTCAACTCTCTTTAGATTTAACTGATGATAATGCTTTAATAGACATAGATTTAGATACAGAATTAGAGGCTCCTGCCCTTACTGCTGCTGTAACGATTGGTTCTTTTGGTAGTGCTCCGGGTTATACAGCTCCTGAGTTTGATACCCCCGGTTACCCTACTATAACTGATATAGACCTTACCAAGGCTGGCAATGACTTAATAAGTTTAGATGCTGGTGATATTGAAATGCTTCAAGACAACGGCGCAATTATTGGTGCATCAACGATTGATTTAACTGGTATTGCTGACCATCCTGAATATACAGTCCCAGAATTTGATACTCCCGGTTATCCAACTCTAACTGATTTAGACCTTACGAAGGATAATGAATTAATAAGTTTTGATGCTGGTGACATTGAAATGCTTCAAGATAACGGTGCAATTATTGGTGCATCAACGATTGATTTAACCGGTATTGCTACCCATCCTACATATACAGCCCCAGAATTTGATACCCCCGGTTATCCAACTCTAACTGATGTAAAACTCACCAAGGATGACAATGACTTAATCTCAATAGATGCTGGTGATATAGCTGCTCCTACTACAGGGCAAGCGAGTCTATCTTATACCGAAACAGTTCCGGGTTATACTGCTCCTACTGCGCCCGTTGTTACAAGCGATGAATCTAACCCAACCTTGGTGACCATTGCTTCATCATTAGGAGAGATAAATGATGACCAAGATGAAATGGATTATGCGCAATGGTGGAATGTATTATCAGAGCTCATTGAGGAAGAAGAAGATACAGAATTAGGGCAACTTCAAATTTCAAAAATTAGTGCTTATGTACAGGCTTATGGTACTATGTTACAGCAGTATCAAGCCGAAGCTCAGAATGCACTAAATGTATTTAATAAAGAGAATGTTGCATACCAAGCTGGTTTACAAGTTGCGGTCCAAAATGCTCAGCTTTTAGATTCACAATATGCAAGGGATTTACAAGAGTATGGTACACTAATACAGCAACATCAGCAGGAAGTGACTCAAGCTGTACAAGAATGGCAGCTAAATAATCAAAGATTAATAGACAAATGGACTACCGAATATTCAAGTAGACTGCAAGAATATAGTGTAAATGTACAAAATAATCTGAACTTGTTCAATTCTTTAGATACTGCTTATCAGAAGGATTTACAAGTTAGAATACAAGATGCTACTTTTCACGATTCAAGGTCTCAAAGAGCTGTACAAGAATATAGTTCACAAATACAGCAATATTCAGCGCAAATTAATAATGCTGTACAGGAATGGCAGCTGAATAACCAAAGATTAATGGATAAATGGACAACTGAATATTCAAGCAGACTGCAAGAATATAGTGTAAATGTACAAAATAATCTGAACTTGTTCAATGCTTTAGATACTGCTTATCAGAAAGATTTACAACGTAGAATACAGGAGGCTACTTTTCACGATTCGAGGTCTCAAAGGGCTGTGCAAGAATATAGTACTCAAATACAGCAATATTCAGCGCAAATTAATAATGCTATACAGCAGTGGACACTGAATAATCAGAGGCAAATCGAAAAATGGACAACTGAATACGGGAGCAGATTACAAGAATATAGCGCAAGTATTCAGAACAATTTAAATACATTTAATGAAGAGAATGTTGTCTATCAAGGAGCTATACAGAAAGCAATCCAAAATGCACAACATGCAGACCAGCATTCAGCACAACTTTTACAAAAGTGGCAAGGTCTGGTAGCACAGCATCAACAACAGATTAATCAAGCAGTATTAGACTATAAGACACAGTATGATGTTCTTTTTCAGCAATGGCAATTTGAGTATACTCAGAAGATGCAAGAGTATTCTCTGGCTGTACAGAATGCTCTAAATGTCTTTAACAAGACTAATGCTCTATATCAAGGGAGGATACAGACAGCTACGCAAGATGCACAGCTTGCAGAATCTCTTGAGGGAAGAAAACTTCAAAAGCATTCTGCATTAATGCAAGAATATCAAGCGCAGGTTAATAACGCCGTCCAAGAGTGGACACTCGATAATCAGAAGAAGATAGATGAATGGCAGGTAAAATATGGACATAAGCTACAAGAGTTTAATACAGAGTTGCAGAATGAATTGAATGTATACAATGGATTAGCCGCTGGATACCAACAAGAAGTACAGAAATTAGTTACTGAATATCAGTTACAGTCTCAGAGACTGATGGCGGAGGGACAAAATGACTTGTCAAGAGTGACTCAGGAGTATTCAAATAGTTTGGGTAGATATCAGAATGAACTTAGTCATTACCAAGCGGATTTAGCTAAGGAGGTACAGGTATATAGTACAAATCTCTCGAAAAATATCCAAGCTTTTCAAACACAGATAGGTAAAGACACCTTGGTATATCAGTGGTTACAGGGACAATTACAGTTTGTGACGAGTTTACATGAACAGTTTTATGCTCCGTATGCAACAGATGTGCCTGAAGATTCAACACGTGTAGGAGTGACTCGATGAAATTTAAAGAAATGATTGAAATAATTCAACAACATCATCCTGATATTGGAATAGTAGAGATACGTGGGCTTATAAATAGAGCTCAAGATGAGTTCTCTGCGAGAACCAGAATCAATGAATCAGCGGATGCATTTCCCCTTGTTGAGGGACAACGTGGTTATGCATTGGATGACCACCATCTTGAGATTAAAAGTGTAGATTTTGATGGTAGAGCTATAAGTAGATTAGCTGGGCGTCCACAGAGTAGAGATTTGACATAATGGGTATGGATACAAAACAGTGGGTCTATTGGACTGAACGGGGTGCTATATGGATAGCTGAATATGACCCGTCCACAAAGGAATTTACATCCCCGGGAGTTGGTGAGGCTGGTAAGGATATACATATATTCTACTATAAGAAGTCTGAGCCTTTTAAGTTGGCTGGAGAAGCATTAGAGAATAGAACTTTAGATGCTAATCAGCAATATTTAAAGGTATCAGCAGCGGGTGAAGAAAATGCATGGACAATGGGAACTGCAGGCTCGGAAAATTTTTTAAGTCAGCAATCAGAGATACCAGAACAATTTCATGAACATCTTGTAGATAAAGCAATCCAATTAGGTTATGAAAAACAAGGAGGAACCGGTTTGCAAAGCGCACAATACTTTGGTTCCAAATTTGAAAAGGGTGTAAGAGATGGAAGAGCTTATGCATATAGAGCCCGAACAGGACCTGTTAAATATATCAAGCCGGTGGATTTTTAATGGACATTGAATATTTAATTGAGACATTTGGCGTGTGGGGCTTGATAGTAATATTTGCTGGGGTATTACTAAAGTACGTTATGAAAGATTTAAGGGTGGACAATGACCGTAATTACACTATGATGACTAAACTTCATGATAGACAGGATAATTTATCTTTAAAATTAGAAAAATTAATGGGGATGCTTGAGAAATGATAGGAATAGGTGGAAAAAGATTCGAACAGGTATCTTACTATTTCAGTCAGATAAATAGTATATTTAAGACAGCCAGTGACCAATCTTCATTTGTGAATGTGCTGAAACCGGCTATGCCTGTATATGCGTCAGTTACCGCACCCTTACAACCAACATATACTGCAGTAGGAGTAGCATAATGGCAGGAACATTAGACAGTAATCTTGTAAAAGATGTTTATCAACAACTGATATTTCGTAAAGCGGATGGTAAGTTCTATAGGGATAATGGCACCACGGATGTGGAGCTGCTTAACCCAAGTACAATAGAGCATTCTTTAACAGCCGGAAATAAGTTGGTATTTACATCAAGCCCGGATTTAACATCGGGAAGAATTTTTGAACTAAAGAACGGTAGCAATGAAGTGTTTGCCGTTGATTATCAGGGTGCAATGCATCTTGAGGAACTATCTTCGGCTCCGGCTGATAACAGCGCGGGTACTGTGTATTTTGACGGTACTGACCTTGTTGTTGCTGTAGACGAATAAGAGAAGAAAGGAGTAAGCCATGGCTTTACAATGGAAACCACTTCTTCGTCAAGACGGTGACCTATTAGGGAAAGTAGATGGAGAAGATGTAGGGGACATTAAATCTGGTTCCCAAGCTGGTACCGCAGCTAAAGATATTACTGATGACGTATTCGAAAACAATGTCCTAAAGGAGGACAATGCAGCGGCATCTTTAAAGAACAGTGCTATTACGCTAACTGCAGCCGATGGAACAGTTACCTTAAATAATGCAGGGTCGGGTTCGTTTGACTCGTCCTCTATTGGATTAGGCAACGTTTTAGACCAAGCACAGACATCAACATTCAGACAAGCTGCTGTTCCTACAGCTTTAGCAGCAGGAGATATCTGGTATGATACAGATGATGAGAATAAATCATACTATGCTACTGCAGCTGGTGATAACGAAGTAAAAACTGGAGAATGGGAACCTATCACACTTAGTGCAACTGGAATTGGTCTTGGAGATGTATTGGACCAACCACAAACATCGACATTTAGACAGGATGATTGCCCTACAGCCTTAGCGGCTGGTGATGTTTGGTATGATACAAACGATGAGATGAAATCGTATAGAGCTACGACGGCAGGTGATGCTGAAGTAGCATCAGGAAAATGGGAAGCTATCTCACTTACTAAAACTGGAATTGGTCTCGGAGAGGTTTTAGACCAACCACAAACATCGACATTCAGACAGGACGATGTTCCTACAGCTTTAGCAGCAGGGGACATCTGGTACGATACAGATGATGGAAATAAATCATACTGCGCTACTGCTGCAGGTGATAATGAAGCAAAGACTGGAGAATGGGAAGTTATCACACTTAGTAAAGAGGGGATTGGTCTTGGAGATGTTTTAGACCAACCACAGACATCAACATTTAGACAGGACGATGTTCCTACAGCTTTAGCAGCAGGTGATATTTGGTACGATACAGATGATGAGAATAACTGTTATATAGCAACTGCAGCAGGTGATGATGCAGTAGGAACAGGAGAATGGGAAAAAGTCACACTTACTAAAGAGGGGATTGGTCTTGGAGATGTTTTAGACCAACCACAGACATCAACATTCCGTCAAGACACTTGTCCTACAGCTTTAGCAGAGGGAGACATCTGGTACGATACAAGTGATGAGAATAAGTCTTATACATCGTCATCAGCAGGTGATGATGCAGTAGAGACTGGAGAATGGGAACCTATCACACTTACTAAAACTGGGATTGGTCTTGGAGAAGTATTGGACCAAGCACAAACATCAACATTCAGACAAGATGATTGTCCTACAGCTTTAGCGGCTGGTGACATTTGGTACGATACGAACGATGAGAATAAATCGTATAGGGCTACTGCGGCGGGTGATGATGCAGTTACTTCTGGAGAATGGGAAGCTATCTCAATTAGTAAAGGTGGAGTTGGTCTTGGAGATGTTTTAGACCAAGCACAGACATCAACATTTAGACAGGATGATGTTCCTACAGCTTTAGCAGCTGGGGATATTTGGTACGATACAGATGATGAGAACAAGAGTTACTGCGCAACTGCAGCGGGTGATGATGCAGTAGAAAGCGGAAAGTGGGAAGCAATCACACTTACTAAAACTGGAATTGGACTTGGAGATGTATTAGACCAAGCACAGACATCAACATTCAGACAGGATGCATGTCCTACAGCCTTAGCGGCTGGTGACATCTGGTATGATACAGATGATGAGAACAAATCGTATAGAGCTACGGCGGCAGGTGATGATGCAGTAGAGTCTGGAGAATGGGAAGCTATCTCAATTAGCAAATCTGGGATTGGACTCGGAGATGTTTTAGACCAAGCACAGACATCAACATTCCGACAAGATGATGTTCCTACAGCTTTAGCGGCAGGCGATATCTGGATTGATACAGATGACAACAATAAGTCTTATACAGCGACAGCTGCAGGTGATAATGAAGCAAAGGCTGGAGAATGGGAAGCTATCACACTTACTAAAACTGGAATTGGACTCGGAGAGGTATTGGACCAAGCGCAAACATCGACATTCAGACAGGATGCATGTCCTGTAGCCTTAGCAGCGGGTGATATCTGGTATGATACAGATGATGAGAATAAATCGTATAGGGCTACTACAGCAGGCGACGATGCAGTCACTTCTGGAGAATGGGAAGCTATCTCGATTAGCAAATCTGGGATTGGTCTTGGAAACGTGATTGACCAAGAAATTACCGTTGCTGCTGGTAAACTAAAGTTTGGGGCAACAGCCCAAACATTAGATGCTGATAAAATTGGTGGTAGTACTTTGGCAGAGACTAAGGCTGCTGCAGTAACAACAGCTACATCAAACATCATTGGAGATGCACCCGATGCCCTAAATACATTGAATGAATTAGCTGCGGCACTTGGTGATGACGCAAGTTATGCCTCAACAGTAACTACTGCTTTAGGTGCGCGGCAAATGGGTCATGTAGGTATGACAGCAGCAGATACACCAGCAGCTACAAGTTATTCTGTGGGTAGAACAGGGACCTTTGGTGGGGTAATGTACATGGTGGTAGATGAGTAATGGATGCCTACATAAAGAGAAGTCAGCTATTGTTTAATAGGGAAGAAGCGGCTACTAAAGCTGGTTCTTCCCTGAATATACGTGACACAGAGCTCTTGATAAAGACGTTGAGAGACGCACACTTTTCAGGAGCTGATGTTGCGCAAGCGTTCGAAACGCTAACAAAGATTCAAAATATCCATAAACTACTAATGGAGGCAACACATGAGACTAACGGTCAATGAAGATGAACTTCAGGTTATAGACTATCTTATTAAAAAATCTACATGGCAGGGGAACAGTGTTATACCAGTGGCAAATTTGTTAACAAAGGTACAACGTGGACTCTCTAAGTTAGGTTCCGGTAGTATCATTGTGGAAACAGATGATAAAAGGAAGGTAATAGCCACTAATGGCTAAAAGGAGCGCATCATGGCTTTAGTGTGGAAAGCACAATACAGCGAAAATAATAAACCATCTAAGGATGATGTAGGATTAGGCAATGTAGATAACGAGAGTAAAGCCTCTATATTATCAGGCGATTTAACTGGTACAGTAGATGGCGTTGCAGTAGGGACTATGAAGTCCCAAGCGGCGGCAGGAGATGCTGCTAAAAATGCTGTAGATGGTAATGCGGCTGTTACTATGGTTGGTGGAAGTATCGACATTAATTCGGGCGAATTTGTTGTAGATTCTTCTGGAGATTGTACTATTAAAGGTACTCTCACCATTGAAAAAGATGCGGCAGAAAATGGTTCTTCAGGACTAACTATGGAAAGTGGTGGTTCTGGAGCTATGTTGTTCGAGATGAACGGTGCTAATCCTGCTATAGATTTAGGCGGGGCTGAACCTGTTGGAACAAGTGCTATTAGGTTAAGACGTCAAACAGTAGATAATGGTTGTGCTATAAGCTGGTATACTGGTACTTCCAGAGACTTTTCAGCAGGATTTTCTAATAAACCAGATGGTGATGATGAAGATACTATGTGGCGTATGCACCATGGGAATATCTACGATAATTCAAGTCCTTATACGCAATTTGACATGTCTGTTGATGCTGATGGTAAGATAGGTTTTTGGAAGAACATTAAATCATTTGCTGGAATTACTATAGGCAGTGATGGTACTAATCAAGGCTTGTTAGTAGATAGCGGTGGTTTTGTAGCAAAGCAAACAGCAGTCACAGCGGCAGCAACTACAGACCTTGATGTGGCAGCGGCAACAAACTTTTCTATTGCTTTGGATAGAAATATAACATTTACAGTTAGTAATTTAACCGACCATGAAGGACAAACGGGTATAATAGTCTTAACACAGGATGGAACCGGGGGTCGTACGGTTACTCTTGCTTCTGAAATGAAAACACCCAGAGGAGATTCAATAGTCTTTGAGACGGGGGCAGATACAACTTCTATCCTATCTTACTATATAGTTAGCACGGACATCGTAGCTGTTAATTATATGGGAGATTTTAGCTAATTGAGGTGCTAAAATATGCCCGGGTTTGGATTCTTAGACGAATATAAATGGTCTACAAATAAAGGTACAAGTAAAAGTACTCAAACTACGACGGAAACCACTACTACATGGTTAACCAGTAAGAATACTACTACTTCTTTTAATACCACTACTTCGGATTTAATAGTATGGTCAACTTCCCGTGTTACTCAAGAATCGTGGAATACAACCAAGGATACTACTACTACTTATAATACAACTCATGAGACTATTACTGAGTGGGAAACTAAGATTCTTACTGGTAAGAATACAACTACTACTTATAATACTACGAAGACCACTACTACTGAATGGGCAACGGTTAAGGAAACTACTACTGAATGGAATACTAAATGGACTACTTCTAAGACTACTACTACTGAGTGGGAAACTTCTCAGGCTACTCTAACTGTATGGGAAACACACGCTTTAAAGAGTCGGAACACTACTATTACATGGAATACGACAAAGACTACTACTACTGTATGGTTAACACTTAGGAATACTACTACTAAATATATTACTTCGTGGAATACGTCTAAGGACACCACTACTGTGTATGATACATCTCATGATACTATTACTGAATGGGAAACACACGCGATAACTTCAAGAAATACGACTACCACATGGAGTACAACTCACGACACCACTACAACTTATAGTACATCTCACGATACGACTACTGAATGGGCAACGGTTAAGGAAACCACTACTGAGTGGAATACTAAATGGACGACTTCTAAGACTACTCTCACTTCGTATAATACAAGTCACGATACTGTTACTACTTGGGAGACTCATCATCTTACTTCAAGAGATACGACTACTACGTGGGCGACTTCTCATACTACTCTCACGGGATATAGTACAACTCTAACTACTTTAACGACTTATACTACTACATGGGCAACGAGTCACGCTACTACGACTGTATATGCTACATCTCATGCTACTACTACTACATATAATACAAGTCACACTACAGAAACAGTTGTGTCGACTCATAGACTGACGAGTCACGATACTACTACAACTTATAATACTACGAGAGATACTACTACTACTTGGGCGACTTCTCACTCTACGACTACTACTTATAATACATCGCATGCTACTACTACAACTTATGCTACATCTCATTCTACTATAACAACTTATGCTACATCGCATGGTACTACGACTACTTATGCTACATCGCATACTACTACGACAACTTATAATACAACTCACGCTACTACTACAACTTATAATACAAGCCAGAGCACAACTACTCTTTGGCAAACACACGCGATAGCTTCAAGAAATACTACTACTACTTGGGCGACTTCTCATGCTACTACTACTACATATCTAACGTCTCAAAGTACTACTACAACCTATAGTACGTCGCATAGTACTGCAAAAACTACAAAGTATAATACCTCTAAGACTACAACTACTTCGTGGAATACGAGTCATACTACCGCCACTGTTCGTCAGACTTCAAAGACTACATCCGTTGATACCCAGACCTCTCAAGCATACAGTGAAAATACTACTACTACTTGGGAAACAACTTATAATACAAGTTGGAGCTACAATCGGAGCACTCAGAAGACTACATCTACTACTACGTCATGGGCTACAGGATATGACCTATCTCATTCTATACTGTGTGACGGTACAAACGACGGTTTAAGATTTCAGGGCAGTGGCAGCAGTAGTATATGCCAATTATTTAATGGCGGAGGAACAATAGCTCTTGCTTTTAAATGTACTGGTCAAACTGCTTATCCCGGTCAACACTTAGCTCAAGGCGGCTGGGGAGGCGGCTGGAATTGGGTATTCAGTCTAACTGATATGACATCATCCGCTTTTCAAATAAGATTTAGGCAAGATTTCTCTGGAAGTAATTATATAGTTGAGTTTGCTTCAGGGGATGGTTCAAGACCGTTTGAGTATAATGTGTGGTATTTTATTTCTGTTTCTTATAATAATGGTTCTACGGGTAATAATGCTGCTCTGACTTTAGGAAATTATGCTACTAATTCATGGTCAGTATTTACTACTCCTTATGAGCACCAAAGTCCAAGTGGTTCACATCGGACGGCGAGTGCTAATTATCCAGCGATAGCATATGGTAAAGCTTCTAATACAAGACCCTTTAAGGGTAATCTTTCTATGTGCGCTATGTGGAATGAATGGGTTCCGCCAGACGAAATAGAGACAGAATGCTGGGATGGAGGGGGTGCCGCTGATTGGTCATCATGGGATAGTAACCTTATGTTTTTTCATGACATGACTTCCATATCTGGCACAACAATATCCCCGGCTGTAGGTAGTACAAATTATAATTTGACTATGACCAATGGACCAACCACTGATTCTGGGGATTACCCATCATAATGGCTGGGTCTAAACTATATCAAATCATGGATATTGAAGCTGTTACCGACGATATGTGGGAAGATGCTTACGAAGATATATCCACAGTACGCTTTAACAACGACGCAACAACAGTATTTCTATCTTGGAGGGGAGATAAACCAGACTCCTTCGTGACTGACCCAACGACCTTGGTAAAGAATCAAGCCGAAATGATTCAAATCATGACTGCAGACGAGTGGCTGGCACCATGTGAGTGCGGAGAAGATTGTATGGGAGCTTGTGATGCCTAATACCTCAAGAGCTACAAATACTCTTACTTCGTGGAATACAAGTGTAAACACTTCTCGTTCAACGAGACATGATACATCACAAGTCACTGAGACTACGTGGACTAACTATTTCAATACTACAACTTCTTGGACAACTGTATGGAATACTTTATATAATACTACTACTACTTACGGCACCTCTAAGGAAACAACTACTACGTGGGAGACAACACATTCTACTCAGGTTGGTACAACGTATAATACAACTCACGCTACTATGACAATGTGGAATACATCTCACGCTACTACAACTACGTATAATACGTCTCAGTCTACGGTTACTGGTTATACATCGTATTGGAATACTACGAGAGCTACTACTACCACATGGTCAACATCTCATTCTACTACAACAACTTATGCTACATCGCATGCTACTACGACTACTTATAATACAACTCACGTTACTACTACTACTTATAATACAGCGCGTGCTACTACGACTACTTATAATACATCGCATGCTACTACAACAACTTATGCTACATCTCATGCTACTACGACTACGTATAATACATCGCAGACTACTGCTACTGTATGGGCTACGAGTCATGCTACTACGACTACGTATCAAACTGTGTGGAATACTATTCGTCAGACTACAACTACATATGCTACATCTCATGCTACTACGACTACGTATAATACATCGCATGCTACTACGACTACGTATAATACATCAAGGACTACAGTTCATAATACCACGACAACTTGGGCAACAAGTCACAATACTACGACTACTTATAATACGTCGCAGACTACTTTAACTGCTTGGCAAACATATTACAATACGACAAGGACTACTACTACTGTGTATGGTACTTCTCATAATACTACTACTGAATGGTTAACGAACCAAGATACTTCTGTAACTACTTTGACCACATGGAATACGACAAAGACTACTACAACCACGTACAATACTACTCACTCTACGACTACTACTTATAATACGTCTCAGACTACGCTTACTGGGTATACATCATATTGGAATACATCGCAGGCTACTACTACTGTGTATTCAACTTCCCACACTACGACTACTACTTGGGCTACTGCAGTTGAAACATCGCATTCAACTGAAACTCAGTGGAATACAAGCAAGGATACAACTACTACTTGGAGTACGACTACGTCTACGCTTACTGCTTGGACGTCGTATTGGGATACGAGTAAGGAAACAACTACTGCGTGGAATACTACAACGACTACTACTACTGAATGGTTAACAAGCCAAGATACTTCTGTAACTACTTTGACCACATGGAATACTACTAAAGATACTACAACTGTGTGGAATACGACTACAACAACTTATACGGCTTGGTCTTCATATTTTAATACTTCAACAACGACAACTACTACTTATAATACTACAACGACGACTACTACTACTTATATAACTGTAGCGGAGACAACGACTGCGTATAATACGGCGTCAACTACCACTTGGGAGACTTCGACGACTCGTACTACATTAACAGGTTGGAACACAAGTTCAGCGATATTAACTTATATTGATACCACGACAGCGTGGAATACCACATTTAACACATCTTTTTATGAAAACCCAAGTTAAGGAGGCGCCCAATGCCAAGTAAGAAAAAGAAAAAAGACGAAGATGCCTGCAAACCAGTCATGTTCAAGAGGAAATCGCAGCTCAAAAGGATAGGACCATTAAAGAAAAGTCTATCCTTGAAACACCTTCAGGATGTAGAAGCCTTGATGGTGGAAGAACTGAAGAAATATCCTGATATTGAATTCGCATATGATGTCAATGCTCAGGAAATACCATTCTATCGTACTCTAAATTATACTGAGTATGCTCATTGTATGATGATACACCCTCTAAATGGACACTTAAAGAGGTTACAGATTCGTGAAGCATCAGATACACAGACTGTCTATGATGATTATGACCAGTATTTTAGAGATAAAGTTAGAGGTAATACTGCTAATAAGTATACTGAACGTGATGAGTACAATAAGAAGTATCCGCCAAGAGATGTCCTCGTTGTTTTAGTAGGCAGTAATAAGGTAAAAGAACGTGTCTGTTTAAACAAATTAAAGTACATCAGAGATACTTATGGTGACAATGTATACTACAAACCGCATCCCATAACTACCCACGCTATCATAGGGGAGATGAAAGATATTCTTGGAGAAGAGAATCTATTACCGAGAAATATAGATATGTACTATTATCTGCAAGAAGCAGAGAAAGTATATACTACGCATATGAGCGAAAGCTTGTTATATGCAGTGGTTCTTGGCAAGGATGTAGAACCCATAGAAGTAGTACAACATGTTCATCAAGGTTCATTCTATCATGTGAACAAGATGCTGTTCGAAAACCACTTGAATGGTGAAAATCAGAGAAATTGGATTAACTATACTTTTTCCAGTTATAAATCTGGAATATTTAATCCAGAGGTAGATAGAAATTGGGAGCAGAAGTTACAGGATTATCTTGCTTATACCTACGAACTGAGAGAGAAATACCGAACATGGTATATCGATGGAAAAGAAGAATATAGGTTGAAGCAAAATATCTAAGAATATAGTTGACTTTATGATACGTATAGTAGTAAATTAAATGGGTCATTGCATTAAGGAGGACTATTAATGGCGGAGACAAAAGATGATGAATGTGGAAGAATATAGAACTGAAATAACAGCCTCACTTGTTAAATTAAACGAAAGACAAATTAGTATATTTAAATCTTTACAGAGAATTGAGAAACATTTAGAGAAACTAAATGGTCAGGTGTATCAAAATAGCAACGCAATTATCATGTTTAAGACATGGGGTGCAGCAGCTATCTTTGTCGTGCCTATAATAGTAACACTACTTATGAGGTTAGTATGATGGAATGGATTAGTTGGTCCAACGGATTTTACCTGATTGGTTTAATCGTGGCTGGGGTAGCTACAGTAATGGCTGCAAAATACAAGTCTGTTATGAAAGAAGTTGGTGAAGTTGTTGATAAACTTCAAGAAGGTTATGCTGATGGGAAGCTTACGAAACAAGAAAAAGAAGCAATCATGAAAGAAGTATTAGACGTCTTGAAATCGGTAATGAAATTAAAATGGGGTTTCTAAAAATGGGAAAACATCCCTTAGATAAGTTTCGAATTAAGGGGAACAAATTCTGGAGGATAAAGCCAGATGTGTGTCCTTACTGTGGATTCACAGATATATCAGGGGTCGAGATACTCGGCGCTTATGATGGAGACTTACTGTGGGAATGTGGTAATTGTGGGGAATTTTTATTAAGATTCACTCAAAAAACTACAAAAAAGCATTTGCAGAAGGTAGAGGAATTACATTTTAACTTAGACGATTGGGAGACTATATGGCAAGGACTACCAAATTAGATAAGGGTGTAGTAAGGAGAGGTGTTATATCGCCCGATAAACACTTCCCTCTTCATGATAAAGGGGCGATAAGTTGTTTGACAAAGAGTATAGAAATCATCAAGCCGGACTTTTATATAGACCTCGGCGACATCGGAGAATTCTCATCCGTTGCTCACTGGCAGTGGAAAAAAAAGAGACGTCCTCCGCTTGAATATCAGCTCCCATTTGTTTATGATGACATAAAAGTAGTCAATAAACATATGGATGTGATAGACGAGGCTTTGGATAAGGTTAGCTGTACTGAAAAGTACTTAATGGAAGGGAACCATGACGACTGGTTAAACAGATTCGTTTATGAGAATCCTTACCTCGGTGACATCATGTTTAAGGAGGCGATGAACCTCGATGAACGTGGTTATAAGTATTTTCCAATGGGAAAATATTTGAAAATTGGAAAACTGTACTACTATCATGGTAATCATTTCGCGGGTATTACTCATGCGAGAAATCACTTGCTAAAGCTCGGTGCTAATGTGATGTATGGACATCACCATGATATTCAACAGAACTCTGTTACACACCTTGATGGTGTGAAGAGTGCATGGAGTATCGGATGTTTAAAGGACATGTCAGACGAAAAGAATGATTGGCTTATGAATAGAAAACATAATTGGAGCCACGCTTTCGCGGTTGTTGATTACTTTCAAGGCGGATTGTTTACCGTACATGTAGTACAAATAATAAATGGAAAGACCTCATTGTGGGGTCAATTAATAGAAGGATAATGTTATGTTAGACGAAAGAATGGGCAACTATAAGACAAAGGAACCGAGTGCTCAAGATGAATGGAATGCAAATGTACCAGACCCATGGAATGGTTGGATGGGAGATTCATCACATCCTGCAGACCCTGATAGTTCTACAGTTGATAGTAATCAAGGCGTAGGAGTCAGAGTACAGGACTCAAAGGTTACGCGAGCAGGAATAATGGCTGAACAAGATGCTCAGAGAGGTGGCAGTCAGGCAGAAATTAAAGCAGCACAACAAGACCGTATAGATGAAAGAGTTTTAGATACGGCTGTAAGACGTTCTGGTGGGTCAGAGGCTCACAGGGACTATGCTCTGGAAAATCTGCAATCTGACGCACCACCTATGGAAATCAGAAGGCAAGAACAACCTGATATGATGTCTGCTCCCCAAGCAGTACAGGCTCCAGAAGCACCTTCAAGACCAGACCATTCTGGTACGAAGGAAGGCTTTGACCTTGGTGATTTGTGGGGTTCAAACTCTCGTTTCAGTAGATGGAGAGATGATAGAAAAGCTGCTAAAGAACAAGCATTTGCAGAGCGTCCGGCTGACCCGGATTTATTTAAAACAACAACTGATAAACCAAATCCTTGGTCAGAACAAGGTGATGCTGACACCTATTACTCTCCCGAGCAACGGTCTGGAGTGAGAATTGACCAATTACAGAAATGGATTGGCAATAATGGTGGTTTTGGTTCTGAAAACTCTGAGCAGATTATGCAACTGCAGGAACAAATGAAGGGATTAGGACTGTACAAAGGTAAAATTGACGGAAAATTTGGAGCTAAAAGTTTGAAAGCTTTGAGAGATTTTCAATATGGTAGAGGTAAAACTTCAGACCCCTACGATAATCGAATGGGGCAATATACTTCAGGCTCTGATTCTACTTCAGGCTCTGATGAGGACTCAACATCAGGACGAAGAATGATAAATGCCTAAGGAAGCTATTGAAATAAGAACATTTCATGCTGGTATACAGGCATCGCCTGATGCTCATGATTTACCATTAGATGCTGCAAGTTATAGTGAAAACTTGGAACAATTAGGCGAAGATGGTAGACTGCGTGGTATTCCTAAAGATAGTATTTTGATTCAGGACGGAAGCTGGGCTATATCTGATTATACAGGTGTTTATGGTATTAGTTTTGAAACAGGAACAACGCAGGCTACGAATTAAATGGCTGGCAATCTAAATTCAATAACAATTACTGGTCTTTTTGTTCCTGCCAGTGGTAGCAATACGCATAAGTACTATGTTGAAATAGTTGAATCTGGTGCAGGTAATGCTGCTACCTACAAATGGAGGAAAGGGGCTGGGGCATGGGCAGATGCCGCAGCTTGTTCAGGTACTCCTACGGAATTCGATTCGGGTTTATTTATAGCTTTTAATCAGGCTGATACCTATTTTGGAGGAACATATCCGGATACATGGACTGTTTTAGCTGAAGGACAGGTGGCATTACGTATGGATACCTTAGGATGGCTCGAGAATGGTGAAAAAAGAGACTTAATAGGGTATGATAAAAAAGGAGGAAATTTAAACATTATCAAGGATTTTTATGGGGCTCGAGAAGCAGTATCCCCCGGTACACTAATGGATAGACCTGCGGATGTAACTATTATACCTAACAACAAGGAGGTACATATAGGTTGCGGACCGAATAGACCTGCTCAGTGGCTTGGTAGAAAACAATTTCCAACATTTGGTGGAGTCCCAAATGAAAATATAATGTTAAGTGAAGCTGGATTAAGAACGTCTATGTCAAACGTTGGCTTCTTTGATACAGCATGTATTGACCAAGACGGTAATATATGGGGCGCAGAATATGAAGGTACAGAGTTACTCTACATGAAGTATGTAAACCCTGTTTATACTACTGAGGACGGCTACTGGGAAGACCCTGTAAAAGTTGATGGTATGGATTTTGGGGGAATCCAGAAGGTATCATTTGGTCATCACTATTTACCTCAAGGTTATATATGGATATTAGATTCAGGTAGCGATATGGGGCTTTTATATAAGTATGATATAGAAGATGAGACATTTCAGACTATTTCTTCTTCAGGTATAGCATTAGACCCCGGTTTTAAAATAAGCGATATGATATGTATAAATCAAAATAGTAATGAAGATGGCTTAGATTATAGTGCTATCGCCGGCTGGGATATATGGTTATCAGCGTATAAAAAAATAGATGATGATAATTATACACCATCTGAAGGCAGGGGGATTCTTTGGCAGGCTTCGACTACTAATTATGACGGTGTGACATCGCTTTCTTTTACTAATAGAGACCCATTGCAACATACCCCGGATGGAAGTGAAGATTTTGGTCAATGGTCGAGGGACCGTGACTACTCGAGAGTGACAACAATAGACGAAGGTTACCAGTATAATGAAACCTGTGCAGGTGATGATTGGACTGATTGGTCAGGCTCAGCTGGTGAAAACTGGTATAGTCAAACGTATCGAAGAGCATTGTCTCACCATCCACATACAGACTGGGTTTTTCACTTAGCAAGATATAGGTCAGTCGACAGTGATGTCACAACGACATCAGCAGGAAAAAATTCATATCATACTGAATTTGTAGAGGTTACAGACCAAGGACCAGAGGTGGAACAAATATCAGCTTGGTGTAATTTACGACGCTTTAATAAGTGGGAGCATGTTTTTGTGAGTACGACGGCTGATGAAGGAAGATTTTTATACGGTACTGCCTTGTTAGCTGGTGTAAAAAATGATTATATTCCTAATGATGAAGCTTTGAGTGATTCTGCTTCCATTCATTATATTGCTATGGATAAATTAGAATGTACCCTTGATAAGGATTGGGAAGGTCCGAGTGGCATGGCATTTTCTCCAAAAACTAAAAGATTATATATGACTTCTTCTTGGGGAGAACCATTCTATAATGGTAAGAAATGGATACTAATTCCCATTGAGACTGACCATGATGATAGTTCATTTGAAGAATGTGGTGATTGGGAAGTATGTGATGCAATTCCATATGAAGAATCAAGCAACATAAGCTCACATGATGGGTATAACTGGCGAATATGGGCTGAGTCTATTGTTTATGATGTAGATAGGACAGACCTTTTAGATGATGTTGCTAATAGTACAGGTAATCAGCCAAATTACGGTCTATTAATAGGAGCTATACAAGGACAGAAAGTTATAAATCTAATAGGGTGTGATGGAAGTGGTGACGATTTGGGACGACCAGTTTCAACACATAGAATATACGATGCAACAAATATTTCTCTAAGTTTGACTAAGACTGAAGATGATGGAGACAGTACACGTGTATGGAGTAATAAAAGATTATTTTATAAAATATCTTTTACCTATGATGGTTATCAGGAATCACCTCTATCAGAAGAAGTATGGGAATTGGCGAATAGCAATGATGAGTTGGAAGAAGTGGCAGTTAAGATAACAATACAAAGACCTTCCGAAGTTAATAGCAGAGTTAGTCATATAAATTTATACAGAGCAAATGGTCCAGAAAGTGACAATGACGCAAGTAAACCGCTTGGTCTTTATAGATTAATAGAGAGTAAACCGTCAACAGCGTGGGCAAATAAGTACAATTCATATGCATATGTTATTGATACATCCGATGCTCTAACAGGTTCGTATGAAAGTAGAAGCGGTATTTCGGAAACGAATACTAATACTACTATAAGATGGGGGATAGGGACTGTAGCTGCAGGCTGCTTGATAGTAGGTGACTGTGGTACTGATGAGTTTAGTGACGCATCTACTTATCTATTTAAAAGTAGACCCGGAGATTTTGATAAGTTTAATTGGTCTATGGATTATCTAAGATTACCATTTAAACCCTTGGCAATAGCAAATTTTCAAGGAAGAGTTTATTGTTGGTCAAAAGATACTATGGTGAGAATTAATCCAGACCAATTTTATATAGAAGATACCTTTGATGGTTTTGGATGTCTGAATAAGAAAGCTGTAATAGTCACAGAATATGGTATGTTTTTTGCTGATAAGAATAATATTTATATGCACAATGGTCAGTCTCCGGAACCTATAGGTACACCTATAATTCAATTTACTGATGAAGATTCTCCCTCTGGTAGGGGTTATATTGAAATTGCAGCAGAGAATGCTGATAAAGTAGTGATGAGTTTTGATGCAAAAAGGGGAGCTATGGTATGTTTTATGAATAATGATAGTTCAGCTGATGATGCATCTCTTGCTTATGTTTATAATGTCACTAAAGGAAGATGGGATATATGGTCACATACTGCATTGCATGATGCCGTAACTGGAAATGATGGATATATATATCAGTCTGATGGTGTGCTCGATTCAAGATTATTTAAATATATGAGCTACGAAAGTAATAGAAGAAACTGGAAATGGCATTCTAAAAGATTAGATGCTGACCAACCGTCGCAAGATAAAATCTTTAAGAAGCTCCGAATAGTATCTGATAGTACTAATGCTGAAATAGATACAAATTTAGATGCGTATTATAGAATAGCTGGCAATAAGTCACAACTGGAATTAGACTCTGCTGCTAATGATTATGAAAAAATATCAAGCGCTGATAAGAAAGCTAAGGATGTTAAGCTTATGCTTGAGAGTAAGAATAATTTCGATATGATAGTGAATAGTGTCGGGGCAATCTTTAGAAGGAGACATGTAAAATAATGGCATTAAGTAAAGCACGCCCACCTAAGTTGCAAGGAAGCGCAGTACAAAGAGAGATAGTTCAAGATATCTATAAAGAATTGAATAATATTATAGATGCTGTAAATTCTGAAGATGTTGTAGAAGCGAAAGATGAATCCATGGGTAAACCCGGTAACATTCGTGTAATTAAAAGTCCAAAAGATGGCGCAGCACATATAGAAATAAAATTAGAGGATGGATGGTATCGTTCAGATGGTTCATCCGCATCAGGATTTTCGTATAAGGAGGAAATGCTATGAGTTGGTTGAGTAAAACGATAGGTTGGGATGACCAAAAGAAGACAGCCCAATCTCAAGTCGACCTTGATAAATTAGGAGGAATGCTGGATTACGATGTTAATCAGGCTTCTAATATATATGGCGGTCAAGATATAGGTAACATGGGTATGCAAATGATGACAGACCCCGGTCAAACTGCGCAGGGTAAACGAATGTTGGAACAAACACAGACGTCTGCTTTTGACCAAGCTGGGTATGCTGGTCAACAAATGCAACAAGCTGGAGCCAGAGGCGGTGGACCCGGAGCTGCTGGTGCGCAACAAGCTATGGGAATGATGGCACAGGCAGGAGAAGGTGCTTTGAATGCTTATAACCAAGGATTAGAGGGGATAAGTAACCAAGGAATGGGACTAATGGGCATGGCTCAAACTACTCGTTTAGCTAATCAAGCTGCTGAAAACCGTATGAGAGAAGGAAAAGCAACTGGTGTAGCGAGTCAATATTCACAGAACATAGCTAATAAAGGCGCTGTAGCTTCCTCACAAATGGCTATGACATCTGGCTTAATAGGTCAAGCGGCTGGGGCTGCTTTTGGTAAAATGTCAGATGAAAGACTGAAAGATGGAATACAATTCTTAGAAGAAAGAGATGGACATAAGTGGTATACCTTTGGGTACAAAGGACATCCCATGATTTACCAAGGTGTTATGGCTCAGGAGGTACAAGAGTATCTACCAGAGGCTGTGATAGAACATGACGGTTACTTGATGGTAGATTACAGGAGGTTATAATGTCGTGGTTCAAGCATAATGCGGGAGTACCCGATAAATACAAACAGTATGTTACTAATCAACAACAACTAAGAGCGTTTAACAAAGCGATAAGAACTGGTGACATGTCAGAATGGGAAGCGTCAGTTGGCTACCAACCACCACCTACACCAGAACCAGCGGGAGCGAATGCTGACCCAGAAGCGGTGCCTCCGGGTGGAGCCGTAGGAGGAAGTGAACCTACGAATTTACTGGAAGCGGCGGGGACCAACTCTAATCAGAGTTTAGATAATACTTCGACTGCGGAAGAGACCGATGTTGTAAGTGAAATTACCGGTGGTGAAGGCGGTGTAGTTAAGGATATTAAGACAGTTAACAAAGCGGCAACAAATGAAAAAAATACTCCCTTTGATGTGAAGGAGAACCCCACTCCAGAGAGTTTACCAGCAGGACCAGAACCAGAGGGGGGAAACGAAGTATTAAAGACGGTAGAAGTGTTGAAGGAAAAAGGTCAAGCTACTGGTCCCAGAGTTTCTCAGCTACAGGAGTATGCCGAAACTATGACAGGGATAAAAGGACGTACTCCGGGTGTAATAAATGCTGCTGGGTCAGCTACTATAGCAGCACTATCTGGCTTAGGAAAGAATATAGATGAGGTACAATCAGGGTTCTCTAAATTTCGAGAGAATATAAAAGGAAGAGTTGCTTCTGGTGTATCCGCATTAAAAGGCGAAGTTGGTTGGGGAAGTCACTCATCAGAATATGACCAGTTTAAAAGTGACCTTAAAGCAAGTGGATTAGATGAAGATACAGTCAGACGAGGAAGAGCTCATTCAGAAGGACAAGATGCTGAAGATGCTGGTGGGGTAGAAGTAGGACAAGAAGATAAGAAAAAATTAGAGAGCGATGAAGCTCATCAAAAATATAAATCAGATATGATAGCGGCAGGCGGAGCTATAGGTGCAAATGCATTTAAGGGCGGCGGCGGCAAAGCGGTATCATTTAACAGAATGGGGCAATACTAATGGCGTTTCAACCAGCACGACCACAAGTTTCAGACTTTGGCGGTTCATTTCAAAAAGGCATGGCGTCTGCAATAAGCGCAGTGCAAGGCAATAAAGACCGTGCACAAAAAGAAAGACAGGCAAATAGAGCACATGCGATTGCATTAGAAGGTCTAAAAATGCAACAGACGCGTTTCGCATGGGATGAAAAGGAAAATCAAAGAGCAGAGGAAGCGAGAAATGCTAAAAAATATATTAATAAGTTAGAAGTTGAGATGGGACCGGGTTCATCAGACCAGTCTGCTTTCGTCTTTGATAAAAATACTGGAGAGATGGGTTTTAATAGTGGTCTTTTTGGCAGCATGAATTTTCTCCCCAGAAATAAGAAAGAGATGCAGAATGCGTTTATTAATGATAGTGACTCTAATATCAATCATGTAGATAAATTTAATACATGGTTTGACACTCAATCCAAAATTGAAAGAGATAGAACAGCTGCTAAGATAATAAATGGCATTGATAGTAACTTTTCTGAGGGGGAAAAGAAAAAGTACTCAAGATTACTGCTTGGAAACCCAGAATTTAAATCATATATGAATTCTATTAATGGTACGGAACAGTTCAATTCAATAGCCGAAAAGATAGATTTTCAAGCAGACAAAAAATGGACATGGAAACGAAATGTCTATGACCAATGGGACGTTTTTGACGAGTCTACATTTCTTGGAGCACATGCGCCAATTATAGGAGGTGCTTTAGCAGCAGGTACAGGGTATGGTACATATAAATATATTTCTGGGGCACCTGCGAGAGCAGAGAAGAAGGCAGCGAAGACGGCAGCGACGATAGCTGAAGAAGCTGCAGCTACTTCAGCAAGTCCTTCTGGGAAATATAGTTCTATAGAGGATGCTGAATCAGCACTGGAAAAAGCGCAGAAAAAAGTAAACGCCATTAAGGGTAATAAAAAAGCTGATGGGAAACCGTATAAAAATATACATGCTCGAGATAGAGCATTGAAAGCAGCAAGGTTAATGCGAGATGAGACCAAAGGCATTGTAGATAACTGGTCTGATGACGCAGCTAAAGCAACCAAAAAGACGTCTACCAAAAAGACATCTAATTGGAAGAATATAACAAGCGGGAAAGCCGGAAGAGGTTATCTCCCCTTTAGGGTAGGTTATGAAATAGGGGAAAAACTTACGCCCGGTGATAACGTGATGGCGGATACTGTTGGCGGTGCTGTCGGTGGTCTTTCTATGTCTAAGGTTATGAAGAAGATAACGTCAAAAGAAGGAATGACTGCAATAAAGACAGTTCTTAAAAAGTCTGGCGCTGGGAGAAAGATACTTACAAAAATGGGAATTAGCGCGGTTGGCATGGCGGTTCCAGAACTTGCCTCAACAGTTCTTGGTGTAGCAGGAACAGCTTGGGCTGCATATGATATTATTAAACTTGCCGCAGCTATGCCTGAATTATACAGTATGTTAACAGATTGAGTAGCGGATGTACGTTTATGACTTTGAACCTACGGTCAAAGAGGAATTTGTACAAAAAGCTATAAAGCAATACCAAGACTCTCCTCAGGAATTTGACGAAAAGACTCTCGATTTAATAGAGAGACATGCAACACATTATAACATCCCCTTTGCTCGTGCTGATTTATCAGCAAGTGTAGCGAGCTTAGCTTCACAGGTAGGGTCAGGGTTCTTCTCTGGCTTCACTACTTTTAATATAGGGGACCAACCGAAGAACGAATGGGAGGCAATAGCCAGAAACATTGGGCACCTCGCTGGCTTCGTTGGCTATGTCCCGAGCCTCCCATTCAAACTTTTACGAGCACAGAAATTAGTGGGTGCTGCTCAAGCTCTCCGTGGTAAGAGTATCCCTATGTTGGCGGCTAATAAAGTTACTAAGGCAACAAAGGGTGTATTAAAAACCGCTGGAGTAGCAAGAGCAGGTGCTACTGCTGATGCTGTAGGGTTCTTACAAAACAAAAGACTTCATGATATAATAGAAGGTGGATTCCACCTTGGTGTTGCAAGTGCGGTAGGTGCATGGCAGGGTGGTGTAGACGAGATGATGAGCAGCTTTATTCATGGAGCAGAGACTGGTGCTGTCTTTAGAGGCATCGGGAATCTTATCAATAAAGATATGGTAGGATTTGGCAAGAAGTTAGAACCTCATCAGCTTGGTCCCAGTGGAAGACCAAAGTGGAAGAAATTATCCTCTGGACAACAAGGCGATACAGCTATAAAGATGATGGCTTCTTCTTTATATACGGGCTTGCCTTCTACTGTACGTGGTGAGACAACACCTGAACAAATATATAATTACCTCATTGGTGCTTATTTCGGCTTTGGTGAAATGCCTCAAGAGACACGTATGCAGGGTAAGTATCTTCAGAAGATGCGTAAAGCGGCTGCAAAAGACCCAGAGATAGCTATATCAAAAGACCCAGAACTATTACCCGAGTGGGATACACTTACTAAAAGAGAACAGGATTTAGTTAGAAGAGCTACTCTGACATCTTTCGGTACGCCATCAGAAAGAGATGCTCTTGTCTTCGCAATAGCAGAAGAACAGGGTATATCAGTAGTAGATGCTCAGAAAGAAATGGCTGCTTTCGAAAAGAAGACTGCTGGTGAGTATAATGAATACGGAGAAGCAGTAAAAAAAGACTCTCGACTAAAAGATGGAACCATATCTGCTGATAATACTAATGCTGATATAGGTGAGACTATAGAAAGAACACCTATAATATTGAAAGCTGAAAACTTTGTTGAAAGAACTTATGAAGACACCCTCAAAACAATAAAGAATCCTCTTGAAAGAGAACAGAAAAAAATAGAGATTGCTTCAGCAGTACAGAAGCATTGGGGTAGTTTACTTACTAAGGAAAAACAAAATCCTTCTGAAAAGATGGTGAACTGGCTTGAGAAGGAATACAAAGTAGGTTTAGATACAGAGGCTAAGGACTTTTGGAGACAGTGGGGTGAGCAGAGGATGAAGGGGAAACCAGTTATGTTAGCTGGTATCTACCAAATATACAACCATAAACTAAAAAGATATGAAACAAAGACAAGATTATTAGACCCTAATGTATCAGATAAGAAATTAGTAGAGCCTGAGAAACCAATAGACACAGCATGGGGTGAGTCTTCCGAAAGAGTGACAGGAGAAAGAAGTAATGAAGCAGCTTATTTTATATTTGACCACTTTGTCAAAGGTGAAAAAGAATATACAGGGTTAGAAGATTGGAGAAGAGCGCAGATAGAGAGAGCTAAGAATGTTGCTAAGAGGAAATACCCAGAAGATTGGAGAAATTACTATAAAGATTATGCAGATAGCTATATGCGAGAAACAGAACAACGTATGTGGAAACAGGCTAATGAAAATGGGTACTATTATTTTGGAGGTAGGGGTGATGCAGAAAGACGTTACTTTGTAAAGTTCCATCCTAATACACCTACTAAAGAGAAGACTATTGATACAGCGCTTGATACAATAATAGATATGATAGTAAAGGAACGGGGACAGAAGGAGGGGCGTGAGGTTATAGAAGAAGAATTCCATAAGGATGGTAGAAGCTTTATAGATAGGTTTATAACTGTTGATAAAAATTCGGAAGTAAAGATTACTGAAAAGGAATTGCGAACAGATTATAAAAAAGCATTCATATCTAATGTATTATGGGAAGCTGAATTAAACTTCGGCGGTGTTAAGAATTTAAAAGACGGCATAACAAAATTGAGTGATACACTTGGTGATGGCTTTATAAATACAGCGAAAAATTTTAACAAACGTGCTCAGATATGGTTCAACACAGGGTATCGCAGTAACCCTGAAAGCATTGTTGCTCCTGATATTGTCGATGGTAACTATAGGTATATATTGTACGAGGATGCAGAAGGAAAAAACTTAACAAATAAATCGAAAGCAACAGAGTATGCAGAGATTTCAGATGGTGGCATCCTTGTTAGGGATGACGTTCTTGAGATGATAAATAGAGACCAAGGATTGCCCCATCTAAATAGAGACGGTAGAAAAATAGCTGGGTTTAATAAGTCGTTCATCGTAAGCAAGCACCCAGAGTTAGGAGCTTTGCTTGGTAAGTATGCATTCCATGCTGCTGGAGCAGAATTATCTAAAGAGATGAGACTAAGAGGCGATGGTATACATATGATGATACCGAAGTCTGCTGCTAAGCAATGGGGGAACAGACGGTTTAATTCTTACAACTGGAACAAGGGGAAGTTAGAGTTTGGGAGTGACAAAAATATATACCAGTTGCCTATACAAGATGTATATAATATACATAGTACAAAACAAAATGAGCATAGTATACATGAGCAGCGAATACCAAAACAGTTGTTGTCAAATCTTACACCATTTGCATATAAGGATATAAATCCTAAGACTATTGAAGACATCTTTGGTAGGGTAGCGAGAGACAGGTTTCTTGGCATTGAATTTGAAGGTCAAAAGCCTGAAGATGTGGAGTATAATATAAAGATGCGTAATCTTTCTAAGAACCCTGCTAATGAGAGTTTACGCACAGAACTATTAGACAATATAGATAAGATAGGTGTACCTCATTTACTTGAAGGTCTTAGAACTCCCGGGAATGAAGCCTTTGCAATAGGAGCATATAAAAGGATAATGAGAATCAATCTTAATATCATTGACGAAATGGCGGCTGAAGCTGAGGTCTCTAAAGCAGGGGCTGAGGAATGGCAGAGTCAATATTCTGAATTTACTCATGTTGTAGACAGGATGCTGAAAACTAATTCTAATAGTATTGCTATCATTCACCATAAATTTGCAAGACCTTATATAGAAAAAGTTATACAGAACTATGTTGTCAATCAGTTAGCTAAGCCTAAGATGAAAAATAGTTTATCTGGTGCTATGAGACCGTATGATTTATGGCTACAAAAAAGAAAGAATAAGGAGGGCAACACGTCCTTGTTAAATGATAGGGATGATATTTTCTTTCTTGATGAGGGATATAAAGATATGAAAATCTGGTCAAGATTGTTTGGAGGAAAGTCTAAAACACTTGAGCAGTTCTGGAAAGAGTTCAGAGATGGTAAGTGGGATGCTAATAAGGAAGAAGCTAAGGAAATATTCAGAAGCATAGGGCTACGTGTACCGATGGATTCTTTATCTGGTGCTCATAGACTGACATTTAAGGGCTTTACAGGTCGTGTAGGCTACGGAGTATTGCTACATCCAAGGACGATGAGAGCATTGGGAGGGGCAGACCTTGACGGAGATAAGGTTCATATGTTCTTTGGAGATGAAGAATATGGTATGAAAAAGACTTGGAAAAATATGTACGAAGAACAGAAAGAAGAGTTCTATGTAGGTGGAGAAGAAATTTATCCTACAAATATTAAACCTAAATTTACAAGTCAAATGGTTTATGGGGATGGTTATCCTTCTTCTCATTATAAAATGAGACCTGAATTTAAAGGTAAATCTACTATGGATTTAATAGAATCAGGAGATAGAACAGCTACCAGTAGAACATATAATCAAATTAAAGATATTGAAAAGGGAGATATTATTGAATTTAAAGGGAAAGATGGGAAAACTTTGTTAGTTAAAGTTACAAAATCTCCTTATAAAGTTTCTGATATTTCTTCCGAAGAATGGTCTAAACTTGAAGGATGGGATAAATCCAGACATGCAATAAATGCAAAAGCAAATAAATGGCAATACCAATTTAAATATATAAAACCTAAAAGAACTCTTTCAAAAGAAGGTAGTGTTGTAGAAAATCCTAAGGAAGTCAAAGGGATGAAAGAACTCTTTACAGAAACGGGAAAATTACCAAGTGGGATAGATGCAGGTCGAGCAAGTTACAGTCCTATCTTACAGTATAGTCC